CAGTGACAGTAGGGGCGGTCCATGCGCCAGCGCCGGTTGCCATGGTCATGGCCGGTTCCGTCAGGATAGTGACAGCGCCGGAAGCAATGGCAGCTGAAGCCTGAGCGAAGATATAGGCGTGACCATCTACGGCAAACATTACCGTGCCAAGCTGCGGGGATGGAACGGTACGACCGCTATCCCAATAGCCGAGAGGACCAACAAGGCCACCGTTGACGTTGATGTTAGAGCCGAGGCTCGGAGTGGAAGTAATAGGCATTAGTTATTTTCTCCTATTCCCGATCAAGCGGCCGGATTTGAGTCATAGAGACGCCAGTTGAACAACGGATTAGTCATCGTGAGTTCACCCATCCAACCGATGTACTGAGCAAGCGCATCCTGATTGATTGGCATCATGCCCTCACCTGGGAACAGCTTGTCGAAGTTACGCAGCGGGTTGACGCGGAGACGAAGAGTATCCGAGTTAAGACCGAACGTAGTGTTTGCCGGGATAGCCGAGCCGATACCGCCACCCATGACAACCGCAACTTCACGACCAGCGCCGATGTAGGCGAGGTTGTTAAAGCCGAGGCCCTTGACACCTTCACGTTCCGTAATGCGCTGTGCGGCTACGAGTGAGGCGTCGTAGGCTGCATAGTGCTCATTCGACATAAGCAGGATGTCAGCAGACATGCGGCCACGCGAACGAGCAAGGAAGATCTGGGTCAGGAATGGGCGGATTGTGGTTGCGTTAACCTGCGTGCCGATTGCCGTGTTGAACGAATTGGCATCGAACGAGGATGTACGCCACAGGGCATTTGCTGCACGGTCGATACCGCCGTAAGTGCCTGTGTTGGTGACGATTGGTACAGCAGCGGCAAGGCCGGTGATCTGCTTGCCGTTGTTGGCTGTGCCGTCCGAATAGAGGCCAGCTTCGATGGTTTCAGTCAGAGTGGTTTCGGCTACGTCCATGTAGGACTCAAGCACGTCCATGATCTGAGCTTCGCCAGCGTTGTTGAGGATTTCCTCATTGGTCAGCGAGATTGGAACAGCCAGCATCTTAGGCGTCCAGTAGGCGTCGTTGAACAGCTCGACGGGCGGGTTGTCGAGGAAGTCGTAACCCGAATACCACTGGCCAGTCGGCTTGCCGATCTGGAGTGTTTCGCGGATACGTGGGCCGGAATAGTTCTTGATCAGGCCCTTGCGCTTCATCATGGAGAAAAGCGCAATCTGGTTGGAGACCAGATCTTCATAGCCGCTGGAACGATCTTCCAGAGCCATAGAAAGAACCTGCTGGTAGTGAGCAAGTGGATTAATAGGCATTCCTGTTTCCTTTTATCGCGCCCTAGCCAGAGCTTTCTGGAGGGCTTCACGGGATGATTTGGAGGCAGGTTGCAATGATTGGGGATTGATTCCGCCAGTCGGCGCACCTGACACTGATTTTGACCCTGCTGGGTTAAGCTGGGCTGGTGCCGGTGCTTGGGTATGAGCCGATGCACTTTGCGCCGGTATGAGCGGCTGGCCGGAACCTGCGTTTGAGGCAGGTCTGAATCTAGCGGCCATTTCATAGGCCGTTTCTAAGTCCTGAACTATACCGCCTTTTAAGAAAAAAGCAATATCGTCCGATAGTTCGTCAAACCGTTCATGCTGAGCTGCAAACTCTGCCACAACGTCAGGCATGCGTTGGGCTGTTTCCATCTGCTGGATTTGCTGTCGGAGGCGTTGAACCTCCCCATGGGCTTCCGAAAGCTGCTGGTTCGGGTTCATGCCGACGACATGCGCAGCCACTGCATTCAGGTCCACCCCGAAGTGATCCGTAATCCGCTTTAGGCCCTCAATCGGGTTCCTGGCAAACGCCTGCTCAATCTCTGTGATCTGCTTCAGGGACTCATGAACGCCTTCACGACCATTCTTGCGGGCAAGATCGTCGTATTCTTTGACCTTCTCAAAGCGCTCGGCATTGTCTTTGTATTTCTGGATGCCCTTCTCATTTTCGGAGATCACGCGGTGAATGTCTTCCTTGACGCTATCAGGGGCGGCTTCCCATTCCCGCTTAGCGTTGTCAGACAGCCGTGCAGGAGCTTCATGGAAAGGCTTCCGCCCCTCAGACGTTTGGTTGCCGTCCTTTGGCTCCTGCACGGTTGCTTTATCATCAACGGCGGTCGATGATTCTTTTGGCGCAAACTTGCCGTCTTGTGCACGCTGACGTTCAGCGGCAGTCTCGGTTGGCTTGGCTTCCGTCTTGGGATCTGGTGTCTTTGGTTCGGCCTTGGCAGCCTTTTCCGTCTCGATAGCCTTAAGGCGCTCACTGGCACGCTTGATAGCTTCGCCAGACGATTTGGAGACCTCAGCCTTTGCGTCGGGCTTTGGTTCTACCTTTGCCTCTGGCTTGGGCGCTACGGGGGTTTGACTGCCTAGCTCTGGAGTGTTGGGAGCTGGTGGCTCAATGACGGCTGCGGTGGGTACTGGGGCCGATACGGGGGCTAGTTCTTCGCTCATGGTGTAAATCCTGTCTGAGAGGAGGTTAAATTAAACTCGTTCGCCGTTGTTAAATCGCGCTACGGCTTTCTGCACTGACTCTTTGATTGCCTTGCGGTCTGCTTTAGGCTTCGGACGTGGCTTGAGGCGATTAGGGTCATTCCCCACCGTCTCATAACCGCCTTCACGCGTGATTTTCTCAAACGTGCTTTTGCTGGTGTAGAACTTCTGGTCTAGCGGGTGCTGCATGGGTTCGCATGTGTCGCTGATGAAGTATGGAACGGGGATGACGTCCGATTGCGCCTGTGGTGCCTTTGGGTAGCACTCTGAAGGCCACTCTTCCAGCGGGTGCCATTGGCGGCAGTGTTTGCAGAGTCGCTCCCTCATGACCTAGAGCCTTCCACCATAATGCTGCCGCTGACAGTGCCAGCCAGTGATCCAATCAGGATTGCGTTGCAGGCTACCGCATCATTCTGACGCAGGAAGCCGGATGATGTGCCGATGGCAAATGTGTTTTCCAAACCGAGCACCATTGTAGCTCCGGTTCGCTGAACTTCGTTGAAACGGTTAAATGTGCATTCGAAGTGCATCTCATTCAGAACGTTGCTTCCCACTACACTCTGAGCTGAAAACTCCCACGATGAGCTTGAGCTTTGCAAAAGGCTGACAACGCCGCTACCCGCGCTTGCAGTGAATTGAGAGATGTAGCCACTCGTTAGCGAAGAAACGCCGTTGTTGGAGCTGATCTGGCAAAACAGCTTTGCTTGGGTAGAAGGCCAGATTGTGCCAGTCAGGCGCACACGCTTGTATGGGGCTAAATCCTTGATTGTCAGGAATGCAGCAGCAGAGAAATCATAATTCCCCTGTCCTGCGCATTCAAAAGCCCCATCAAGAGAATGGCCGTTTTTGCTAATGCCAAAGGACGCGCTGACAGGAAATTGCCCGTTCATCATTCCGAGATTGAGCGCCTTGGCCAGCATCGTGCAGGCAGCAAGCGAATAGTGGCCACCATCAGGGAATATCAACGGATCACGGGAGTTCTGGAGAATGGACTCCATATCCCAGACGAAATTGGCGTTGATCTGGTTGCGCCTAATTGCAGCGTTGACCGTCATGCGGCTTTCTTCCGTGCCAAGCAGGCCAAAATAGGTAGATGGCGTAATCGTTCCCCAAACCACCGTAAAGCCATCGGCGCGTGCAGTGCTGACGTAGGCTGAAATCTCAGAGAGAAGCGTTGCAGCGGCCATGCCATCAACGAAATTATTGGTGCCGATAGTCACATACAGATACGACCGCAATCCGCCGTCGCCACCAAATGAAGCTGGGCGGTGTGGCTTTACGTTGGCATTGTATCTGGCAGCAACATCTGCCATGCGGTTGCCGCTTACTGCAAAGTTATAGTAAGCCTTGGCTCCGAAATTAAACTGCATAGTGAAGAACTGAGCGCCAAAATTCTGTGTCGCCGGGTTAGGCAACAGATATCCTGCTGTTAGACTATCGCCTTCAAATATCATTGTGCAGCCAGCGCCACTAAAAGCTCCAGATGATGTCGGAACACCGGCTAGAACCGCGCTCATCCGCGCTGGCGTGATTATACGGTCATTGCGGATCATTGCCGTAGCTTCAGCAGGCGTGGCTACAATGCCATCTGCCTCAGTCTGGCTTTCCAAGGTTCCTTTGAGTGCTGGCTTGAAATCAGTCAAAGCGGATTTTCTCCCCTGGATCATTGTATGTGACGATCTTACCTTGATAGGTCACGTCAATAGACTGGTATGTTACATTATTTGGCTTAGGAATGCCAAGGATGCCGGGATATGCGTAGGTCACATCAAGCGAACGAATGCGGCGGGTCATTTAGGTGGCCCTTTCCCTTCAGGCTTAGGCTGTGCGGCAATCTCTGCCTTGCGGGCCGTAGCCATCACATCAACCGATGTCTTGATATTGGCGTTCTCTGTGTCGCTTGCCGCCTGCCGGATCTTGGTATCTGTCAAAGCCATATCACGTTCAATCTTGGCCATTTCTTTGGCCGACTTCTCGGCGTCCTGCTGCGCCTTCATCTGCGTAGCCTGCATCTTCGCCTGATAGTCCTGCGTCATCAACTCGGCTTCATGCTGTGTCAAAGCCTGCTTAAGCTGGAAATCCTGCTGTGCCGTCTGCGTCTTGAGCTGCTGCTCAAACTGCTGCTGTTGCTGGGCAAGCTGTAGCTTCTGCGCTTCTGCTGCTTCTTGCGCTTTGGCTGCATCCGCTGCCGGATCTGCCTTCTGCTGCTGGCCCATCGCCTTCATATTCTCGGCAAACTCATCAATCGTTGCGTCAAGCTCACGTCCTGCGCGGAACTGGCTAGCTACGTATTTCAGAGCGTCTGCCATGAGCGGAGCAGTCTGCGGAACAACCTGCACAGCCTGAATAGCTTGATTGAGGAAGCCTCCAACAGCCGTGATAAACTCGGTAGCGCGCTGCTTTTGTGCATTCTCGTCAGGCGCAATCGTGCTGTCCGTCTCGATGTCGAGGATGAACGGGCGTAGACGCTGGTCATCAAGTAGCTTCTTGACCTGATCGCTGGTTACTGTCTCGCCAACCTTTTGAGCCTGCTGGTCTAACTGCTGGATAGCCTCTTGGGCCTGCTGCTGGATCTGCTGAAGCATCTGTTGCGCTTCCTCAGGGTTAGCCTGAGCCTGCTGCATCAACTGCGGGTCTTGCTGCGCCTGCTGGATCTGTGCTTGAACCTGCTGCTCAATGCTCTTGCGCTGGTCGGCTAGGGCTTTCAGGTCCTTTTTGATATCGGCGTCAGAAGGCAATTCCATCTGGCTCATGTCCATGAGGGTTTTGATGGAGAAGTTCTCGGCCATGATCTCGGCAGAGATACGGGTGATATCACGCGCCATGCGGACAAGCTCGTCCTGACGGTCACGAATACGCACCGAACCGTATTGGCTCTTTAGCTCCTGAGCGCCAAGCGTCTCATTGGCATTTGTAGAGCCGCGCATGATGTCTGAGAGGCCTGTGATCTGGTAAACGTCATCAATGAGCTGCTTACGCAAGGCCACCAATTCGGAAACTGTCTTCGCGATCATGTCCACTGGCAACCATATGATAGGCGACCCGCCCTGCCCAAAGGCTGACCAGTTAGACACAGGAACCATGATGGCAGCATTGTCCATGTTCTTCATGGCCGTTTCGATGGAGTCTCCAATCTCACCACCGGATGCGTAGAAGCCCTTGACCTTCAGAGCCTCACTCAGCGCAGCGATGCGGCCTGTCAGCTCGTTGATTTCCTCAATCTGATCCTTGTAGTAAACGAAGTCAGGAACGGGAACGAGACTATCAGGCTGCACAGTGCCATAGGCGGGCTTAGGGCAGGGGAAGAACCCGTCAAGCTTGAGATGTGGCGGTCCGCTGTCCAACGGCTCGTCTACGCCCTCTGTGACCCATACAACGCGGTCCTCTGATTTGCACCATATCTCCCATACGCCAGCCTTGAGCAACGGGTCGCGATTGCCCTTGTCTTTCTCTTCGCGAGTGGATTGATTGAATGATGCGGTCTTGTAGGCGTCTCCGCTGTCTTTGGAGAAACGCTCTTCCATCTCCTTGGCTGTCATCCAGGCGCGACGAGCTACCCAATCGACCTCAGACCACTTACGGGCAGGAGAGCAAAGCCAGTCGCGTCGGCTGACATGCTCAATGCAAACGCGCTCGTCCTTCTTGCCCTTCTTTTCCTTGTCCTCGTAGCGAATCCATGCACAGCCACGGTTGAGGCGTGCCAGATCATCACGGAGCAACTTCATTACGCTGTCAATGTCTGCGCTCTCAAACACAATAGTAGTGTCACGCTCAAGCATCTCAGATGCAGCGCGTGCGATAGGGTTCCGGCTACGGAAGCGGGGAACGACAACAGGCACTGGCGGACGGGAATACATCGACGGACCGAGTACCTGAATATTCGCCCAGAATATCGAGAGTTCGCGGTCACGGGTTGCGCTAGCCATGCGGTTGAGGCTGGCATAGAGTTTATCGATGTTGTCCGACTTATCCTGATAATCCTGCAACGCCTTCTCAGCGTCCTCAATCAGGTTAAGCCACGCCTTGGACGATTCTTTGTCCAACGAGGGATCAAACTCTGCGTCTTGCTCTAGGATGTCAGCCATTCGTCCTCAGATCTTAATACGGGTACTGCTACTAGGCATAGGTGGAGGCGGGGCCATCACTTTGCCGGGTGGCGGCTTAGGTGGCCCTCTGTTTTCAGCCATAGGTTTACCAGAATACATGCGGTCAAGCAACTGACCGACAAGACCGAGCGCGTCAACCATATCGTCATGGACGCCTACGGGGAAACTCATCATCTCTGAGATTAGATCATTGCGCCACAACGCGTTGATGGGCAGGTAAAGGCTCTTGAGCGCCATACGGCCACGGATAGACTGCGCACGGATTGCCTTGTCGCCTCTGGTCGGGAAAGCCTCACGGGCGACATAAGCGCCACGGTCAAGCATTCGACGCAACAGGAACGGGCCAACACCTGATTTGATCTGTCCTGTTTCCTCTGCCCATCCGATAGGCTTCCATTTCAGCACCAGATCACAGAACGCCTCAACCCACTCATCCGATGACGACTGAGAACGCCACATATCCAGAAGATACAAGCGGCCCTCTGGGTCTAACCCTACAATGACGTGAACAGTGTAGTCACCACCTCCAGACGTAACAGCGTAGTCAGATGCACCATAAATGTTCAGCGTGGCGCGTGGAGGCGCTTCGTCATACGTCTTGAGCCATTCAAGCTTGAAGTAGTCGCCGGTCTCTGGTGATGGTCTTTGCTGGTAAAGAGCTGACCAATCACGAGCACCAATTGCCAACTTAATTTTATTTAAGGCGGGGACATCATACTGCTCTGGCCATAACGCAATACCGTCGTCATCAATAGCGGGGAGATTAAGCACAGTCCAATCTTCATGCCCGTGTTCTGTCTCGAGCCAACCGGCTAGGTCATCCTCATGCCAGCGCGTCTGAATGATGACGATGCGGCCACCGGGCATAAGGCGAGTGTAGGCGGTAGAGGTGTACCATTCTTTGGTTTTCTTACGGATTACCTCTGACTCTGCTTCTTCTCGGTTCTTTACCGGGTCGTCAATGAGGAGAAGATGAGCACCGCGACCAGTAAGAGGACCACCAACACCAACAGCATAGAAGGCACCGCGCTGACTGACAGAATGCTCGTAACCACCAAGATTGCCATCAATATGAAAACGCTTAGCAGATTTAGAGTCGTCGGCAAGCGATACGCCGGGGAAAATAGCCTTGTAAGACTCATCCTCAATCTGGTTCTTAACCTTGCGTCCGAAGTCATCTGCTAGCTCCTGAGCATATGTGGCTGTGACGATGTAATGGTCTGGATTGCGCCCGATGTACCATGCAGGGAAAAACTCAGATGCTAACATGCTCTTGCCGTGGCGTGGTGGCATGGTGATCATGAGGCGGGTGATGTCACCACGCTCTACAGCCTCTAGGTGGCGCGCAATGAGGCGATGGTGTCCGGCGTCCTTGTATCCGGGCCATTGATAAGCTGCGTAGGATACGAGACGGGAAAATGCATAATCTTCTGGGCTAGGAGTCGGCGCGGGCAGCGGCGGCAACGGCGGCATCCCTCTGTTCTTTTGAACTCAGTGTGATTTCACCAGAATGGTTATTATCAATCTGAAGCTTCTCGCTGTACTTCCGTGGGAGCAATTTAGCAGCAGCCCACTTGCGAGCCTCAATGCGAAGATGCGAGCGCTTCAAAGCCTCCCCATTCTCACGCCAGCCGATGTTAGCTTCGTCGGCGTCCTTGCGCTCCATCCAGTCATTGCGGCCATCGTCGGAGATTGCGAGAATTTCATCGAAGAGAGCGTCGGCTTGTTCTTCGCGTGCGCGCATGTACATGTCCACGAAACTCTTGTTCTCTGGGCGTGCAAGCCACTTGAAAACAGTCGAACGCGCTGGCATGTCATCGTCTTCGCACATAGCCTTAAGGCTTTCGCCATCTGCTAGCCTCTCACATATACGCGCAGCGATGTCTTCGTTGTATTCGCTTACTCGTCCAGTCTTTGGCTTAGACGCGCTCCAGCCACCTGTAGGGGCGAACTTAGGCGCTACCATTGGATTGAAGTCGTCACTCATCCATCTTACCAATCGCGTTAGATAGTTCTTTGTCGTAGTCTTCGGAGGCGGAAGTGAAGCCAGGATGACGGCGAACCAGATCCGCCCATCGTTCGTCTAACGGAACTGCTTTGCCCTTCCGCTTATTCCAAGCCTCGCTTAGTAGTTCAAACATATCTTCACTAGGCGACACTGCCTGAGATGTGCTCTCACAAGCCGTGCAGGCGACGTAGACACTTCCCCCAACTCGCCTAAACTCTGCTGGCATTCCACAGAATGGGCAGTGAGCCAATTCCTTGTTAAACTGCGATACCGTCCTCATCTTGTCCTCGTCCTTCATTTACTTACCTGTAACCCTATCATGTAGGGTGTT